ACATTGTTGAGATATATTGATAAATCTGTTCCGTTAAACTTTGCCATGACTTAATTTGCTCCTAATGTTAATGCTCCTGTTCCTGATAATGTAAATGTCCACTCTGCCGTTCCATCTAATTCTCCACTTTGCTCTATGTTAGTGAAGTATGCGTCTCCCGTATAATTAGGATCACTAACTACTGCATTAGTAAACTCTGCTGATACTGTAGTATTTGCTAACCAACTTGTTATTGCTTGGTCTAATCCTTGTGCTGATGCGTGATCTATGTAGGCACTTCCTGACATTGACCAATCCCTAGTTCCTGGTAATATTTCTTTAAAACCAGAACTATCTTTACTTGTACACTCCACCTCTGAGGTGTTAGTGCTTAATGTCACACTATTATTAAGTGTAATCGCTACGTCAGAGATTTGAATCTGTAACGCTGTTCCATTATATTTTGCCATCTTTCTCTATTTTTATTGGTTTGGAGATAGTGTTACCTGCCTCATCTATTTCTACTGCGTCCCCTTTCTTCACGTAATATGAGCCCAGACTCTTGCTCATACTGTAAATCGAATCCTTCAAGTGCCAACCATTACTATTTGGTCTTGAATCTTTAGTTTTCTTTATAAATCTTACTCTCATATCTCTACTTCTTCTGGTACGAAATCTATTACTGTTAACTCTGACACATCTACATCAGGGTATTTCTTTGTGAATTTGTCTACTCCGTAAATGTAAAATTCACCTTGTTTTGTTATCGTTGGCACTACGTTATCATGCCCACTCTCATCTTCCTCACCACACTTGAAAAAAGCATGGTCAGTCGCTAAATGTAAAGCGTTCAATTCCTCGTATGTTAATTTAAATACTTTCATTTTTTTGAATTAGGTAATTAGCATAAGTTAAACTCTCAGCATCACTCAATGGTGTGCTTCTAATCATTAGGTGTTTGAATGTATTGTCGTAAAAAACATTAGTTAATCTAATAATTCCCCCTAACGCCATGTTATCTAAATCATTTGGATAACTTATAAACTTACCATCATTAAGACCTGAACTAGCAGTAACATCATCTGGGATGCCATTAATAGAACAAGTTATTACTGATGAATCAGATGACCAAATCACCACATCACCTTCTGATACAACAGTTGTAGATAAGAACCGTTGAGTAGTTCCCGAATCTTGTCTAATATTTAGCCATGCTAGTTCACCTGTAAATACCCCTACCCAAAAAGCGTTATCATTAGTAGATGTCTCACTAAAAGATAGCATTACTCTTGTACCAGTATTTCCATCTACAACATAAACAACACTCCCCTGACTCATAGCTGCAAACGTAGCAACTTGACTAGCTATATTATTCTCCAAGAACTCAGAATTAGCAGCGGTGAAATCTATCTGTGTGGGTACTGTTGCACTATCGACTACGGGTCTGTTAGCTGCGGTTGCTTGGGTGAAATGTGAGTCTTGGATTTCGTTTAGTGAAACACCCCTAAAATATAATATATCATCTGTTGGAGATGCTGCGCCTGTAAATGACCTAACTCCATCCTTTGCTTGAAAAATTTGTATAATGTTTGTACCAATACTATATTGAAGTATATCAATATCAACCCATTCATCTAATGTAGGGCTATTATATTCTGAAAAATACCCCGACCCTCCCACCTTTACATGAAAGCCATTTGCGTTTGTATTTGTGGAAGGTATATAAATTTGATATTGATTCTTTAAAGCATCTTGCGAAAAACCAAGTGTCAAAGTCATTCTATGAGTTGCCGTTGAGCCGTTAGCATAAAATTTAATTGCATTATCTCTACCCCCTATACTTTCACCAAAAGTAGGCGTTGCATTTGTAGCAACCCAACCATCTAAACTGCCGCTAGATTCTTGCTCATAAACATTAGTCTCAGCCAATTGAGCCGATTGATCCAACACGGCTACCGTATCAGTAGTGTCTAATATAAGAGCGTTTAGATCAATTGCGTCTAGGTATAGGTCTGAATTGATAGCCCAACTTAAATAAGATACCTTAGTAGCTCTTGATGTTACTCTCGCACCTATAACCGCCTCTACCTCGTACTCTAAATACTTTACGGTATCACCAACTAAGAAATCGTTATAAGTCGTTAGATCAGTTGTATTGGCTAAAAATGCTAAAGTGCCTGCGTCTACTTTACGGTAAATGTTGTAGCTATCAGCCACACCGCTTGTGTTGTCAGTCCATGTTAGATTGATCCAATTATAGTTAGGAGTTAATACAAGATCAGTTGGTGCTTCCACCACTTCTATAACCGTTGCATTATCTCTTAACATCGTGTCTAACACTAATAGATTTCTGTTCCCTTTAAAGTTCCTTACTCCCGTAATAGAATGTTGCTCACCATCTACTACATATATCATTTTGTTAGGTGTGATCGTTCTTGATCGCTCATTACGGATTAACCAAGATGCTTTTAACTTAGCAGTTTGCTGATTGAACTCAAATGTCTCTAAAGTATCAGTTTTGAGTGGGTTCATGTACTTAGATCGTACACCTGCATACAATACCTCTGCTGTCTCGACATCTGTGCCTGTGCCATCGTCAGCTAGGGTTATTTGATAAATATCTCCCGATACATCAAATATTCTTGGGTCTATTACACTAAGTCCCATTTATCTATCGTTTTTATCTGGATCGAAAAACAATTTAGATGTTAAAATGGTAGAGTGATATGCTTTCTCGACATCTGTACCATCGTAATATTCTTTTACCTTTAAAAGAATCGCCATTTTTGCCCACTCAGGTATATCTGTGTCGGCTGCTCCGTAGCCTGATACCCAAACCAGTTTTACTACGTCATTTTTTGTGGTTAGTGTAGCAGGATAACCATCTATCGGCTCTATTCTCTGCTCATCTCCAAATGTTGTTATTGTGTAGTCTGTACCCTCTACTAAAGACTGCTCATCTCCTGCTTCATCTAAGTAAGTGAAGGATGTGATGCTCTGTACCTTACCTTTAGGTATAAATATTGTTGTGTAATCAAAATGACGTATAGAAGCCTCCCAATAAGTTGATGGGAAAGCATCTAATGTCATTGTCCACGTTTGGTTAATTAAAGAACGATCAGTATCTTGCTCAACTGCTTGAACAGCAGCCTTAATTGCATTTTCAATCACTAATGGACTCTCTCCACTAGAAATATACAATTGTTGCTCAACTAACTCTGTTAATACCGCATTCGTTGCAGGACTTATCGTTCTTTCTAACCTCATCTTTTTTCTCTACCTTTTTTAGATACAGCTTTTTCAACTTTTTTAATCGGTGCTTTAATCTCAGGCTCGTTAGGATCGCAAACAAATCCTGACTCAATCCCTGCATGGGCATCAGCAGCAGACATCTCTACCACTTCCCCTTGTTTGAATAAAAGATTGGGTGCAAGTGAATGCGCCCAATCTTTTTTAATCTTAAACTTCATTATTAAGCCTGAGTCAAGTATTTAACAGGTTTTGTACCTGCATCTACTAATACTGAATCGTGACGAGTGAACATCACAAAAGCAGTCTGATTAAAATCAGCATATCTCTCGCTTAATCTCAAAATAAGTGGAGTACCAGCATCTCTAATCATAAATTTAGAGAAATCACCGAAAGCAACCGTTTTAGCAGTAGTGGCAATTGAAGCCATTGACTGATTGATCGCATACTCATATCCTAAGATAGTTCCTGGTGCGCCATCTCTTCCATTAGGAGCAGACCATAAATACTCACCATTAGAGTCTTTCAACTTCTTAATGTAAGCAAAAGTCGCATCATTGAAAGTGAACTTAGAACCCATAGAACCCATACGTCTGTAAGCAGGATCAATAGAGTGTTCCAAGTCGATCAACTCATCAAAAGTGATCGCTGTAGCACCTGCGGTAGTCTTACCTGATGTAGCTCCTGTGATAAACCCTGCTGGTTTAGCTGAACCATCACCTGTGGTGAAAGCTGCGTTAGTTCCTCGACCAATTCGCTCTGCACCTGCGTTAGCAATGTAACTCATGATGTCAAACTTACTGTCCTCGATCAATTGGTTAGATACTCTAATCAATTTAGAAGTGTAAGTGTAAGCATTCAATGGGATACTAGCAAACACTAGGTCTTGCTCTCCTACTTGTGTATTCTCAGCTAACAATACACCCACATTCCCTGTGTCATTGTTAGTAGGGTAATCAATTTGCTCACCACCACTAGTTTTCATCACATTACCAATTTGTCTAGCTCCACTTACACTAAGTAATGCTTTCTCAATTTGGTCTGCCATCATGGTAGGTACAGTAAATCCACCCTCAGTAGTAGTCCCTGCTGATTGCGCTCTAGTATGAGTGCCTAAAGAAGCTCTTTGCTCTTTATCTAAATTAGCAAATCCTCCTCTCAAATACTGCTCAAAAGCTGCTGACTTTCTCTTCGAGATGTCCTCCTCAGTTTCTATAGCTTTTCTTTGCTCTGGGGTAGCGTTTAATTTAGCTCCCTCTTTCGCATCAAGAGCTGATTGTCTCGCCTCTAATGCTTCCTCTCGCTCAATGCGTTTTCCAAGTGCGACATCCTCTGCCTCAAACTTGTTATAACGTGCATCTTGCTCATCTGTCATCACGCCTTTATTTTCCTTATCAGCCGTGTCAAGAATCTCTCGTTGATCAGCAACGATTTTAGACCGTTGCTCTTGTAATTCTAAAATGTTACTCATCTCTCTTTTAATTTTAATTCTAATCGTTTTCTTTTCGTACTCGTACTTAAACCTACTGGTTTAATATTATCAAATGATCTCTTTGCCACCGTTGTATCCTGATAAGCAGGATAGGTTACAGGGGAGACATCATATAATTGTCTTAACTCTGTTATTTGTCTTAGATCAGGCTTTCCAGATCTCTCGACCCAAGTCTCATCCTCAATAGAGAAAGCAAAAGAGCTTTGGCTTACATCACCACTCTTAATAGCATCCTCTAAATCTCTTGCGTAAGTTCTATCAGGTGTTTTGTAAGAATATCTCAAATCTCCGTTCTCAGCTACACTTAATTTAAGTGTTCCCTCACCATTAACACTTCTTGCTAATGGGAAATTGGGGTCGTGATTAAACAAAGCTCTGACATCATCTTTTAAAACATTGTCAAACGCACCAGGCATGATCTCTTCTTCAAACCAACCTAAATTCGTTCGTTTGTTTACTACGGCTGCCACTCCCTCTATTGTTGACCCCTCATCATCAGCTCTAAACTCCACTTTATGTGAAATATGCCTCCGTTCAGCACCATCAATACTCCTTATGTAGTCCTCATTCTTCTCCATTACTACTTTGCTTTTTATTTTTCCCCTCAATTAATGAGTCTAAATACTCATCCATTCTGTCTAATGGAATGTCTTGCATTTGCTTAAATGACCTATCTCCACCATCCACAGGGTTCATATCCTCTAATTTAGCGATCTGATTGGGAGTAATCGCTCCAATTCCTGACAATGCTTTGTAAAACTCGCCTCTCGACTTAGCATCCGCTTTAAGCAAACCATTTAGGTTGTACTTAACAAATAATTTCTTTTTTTCAGAAGGTTTGAACAACTTTCTGTTTATCTCTTGCTCCCATTTTGTGATCCAACCATCTATTGTGTAAGTAGCAAACTCGATGTTCTGCTGCTCGATGTTGTTAAAGGTCGCTCTGTCTAATTCAAATAACAAATGTGGTGGCACTCCCGTAAATCTAGCTATCTCTCCTACAGAGAATACTCTCGACTCCAAAAACTGTGCCTGATCAGGTGTAATGGCTAACTGCTTGATGTCAAAATCACCTGATAAAAAAGCAGCCTTACCAGAGTTTACTCCCGTTTGAGCTGCTTGCCAATTCTTCTTATTATTACTGTTCTGTGTGCTGTCGTATTTGCCTTTGTTTACAATAGCAATTGGTGGTGTGCTATCGTTTTTAATGAAGTAACTAGCCTTATCCTCGTAAGTTTTTGCTAATCCTAACGTCTCCTTCATCAAATCTAGTTTAGCAATCCCTAAAAGACCATCGTAACTAAATCCAGCGACATGGAACATATTTCTAGGGAGAATGATCCTTGTTAGCCCTCCTTCTGTGACCTCATACACCATCCTACCCTCATTAGTCTTAACTGATACAGTCGTAGCTAAAAAAGGTACTCCCAAACTCTTTACCGAACCATCTCCTGCTCTGAATATCTCAGCAAAGAAATTTCCGTAAGTATTTAACTGTCCTTGACCTGCTGCTTTCCAATTGACCGCTGTTTGCATCTCATTTGGCTCTAACTTAAACAAATCCGCTACATCATGAGATATTATCTCGGTTGACCCATCTGCCATGCGCTCATGCACATTGATAGGGAGTGTAGCTAAAGTATCTGATAAGATTTGATTCGCTCTAGTGTAAGCAGAGATAGCTAAAGAGCTGTTGCCATTGACAGACGCACCTGATTTGGTGGTGCTACCATTCAAAAACTGTAATAAGGTGTCATTAGTGATAGGTATATTCGGATTTTCCAAAGACCTAGCCTCTGGATTGTACACAACAGAATTCCAAATAGTCTGTAAAAATCCTTTCTTTTCCATTAATTATTAACAGTTTATACAAAAATAAACAATAAATGTTAAAAAACTAACTAAATGTAAAAAAAAGATTAATTTATTTTTACCACACCTCAATTACACCAGAATGTACTATAGGATCAGCATTAATCCTCATGTACTCCGTGTATGCAGTAAGTAGTGCAGAAACACCATCTATCTTGTTTCCTGACTTGTTTTTAGCTGGATATTGATCCCCTTGCTCCCCTAATCGCATCACCGTATTAGCAAAATTCCATAGCAAAACTTTATTTCCTCGTAAGTCGAAATGTTTTCTTTTTATTAAGTTCTGCATCTCCACCACAGCAGGACTCAGTTTAAATCCTTGACCAACTGGTTTTAGCTCATCCTCGTAACCTGCCTCTGCCATCATTGGTAATACAGCCATTATAGCATATTTTGAGTCAAAACCAAAGCTCATAAGGTTGTACTTCTTAACCTCCGCTATAATGTCTCTTGCTATCATCACATGATCAGCTACATTACCATCTTGCTCGATCATTAAACCTTGCTGAACCCACTTGCGGTAATCAACACCATCTCTATTGTTATTAACCTTATCTTTAGGTATCCAAAACATCATCTTAACCACATGGACATCTTGGCGTACATTAGGAAAGAATATAGCAAATGCGTTCAAATCGTCTGCTTTAGCTAAATCTAAGCCTGTGTAGCACTCCTTACCTAGTAACTCTTCATCAGTTACACCATAATCATTAGCTAGTAATATCTCTTGCTGAATCCATGTCTGAGCAGCATCTACCCAAATACCACAGTTCTTAATCTTTACACTTACCTCAATTGCTCCTCCTACATTCTTTGCTTCCTTGATCCTCTCCCTCAACTGTTCAGCTAAAGGTTCAATGTATGGGATCATAGGATTAGACTTGATTAGCTCATCGAAGTTATCCCAATCAGCCTCATTGTCTAACTCAAACATAATAGGTAAGAACCTATCATCCTCAATCGTACCGTTTAATATCTTAACCGCCTTGTCCCTCAGAACTGAGTAGCATGGTGCGTCCTTGTCATGACCAGGAGAGGTGATAATCACCACTATAGGCTCTTTCCTCAAACCTTGTCCTGATTTCATTGTCTCCAATAGAGCT